TCGTCGTCAGTTAGTGTATCATCACACATGTCACCCCCTCATTGATTCACCTCTCTAATAAGTCTATCAACATACCATTTACATTTTCTAAGATCTTCAATCGGTTTACCCTTGTAGTCGTAGCGCCACAGATACTTCAACGCATTGCCTTTCAGGTAGCCTAAAAACTCATGCTCAGGCATAGAAGCCTTAATAGCTTCAATGGCTTCGATAGACCCCTTGTTGTAGTGATCAGGCTTGGTCACTGGATCAGCTTCTTTTCTGATAGACAAACTATTGAGTTGTCTAATTGTATCCCATTCTGTTGGGTCTGCATCATCTATGGACATGTATAGTCTCCCTCACGTATTGAATGAAGTATATAGAATACCTCAGTCGGAGTCAAATTTAAACCCTCCAAACCTTTAGCAATTGCTGTATAATCAGGGTAAGGATTATTAAAAATGTGCATCCAAACTAGATCATCCACTGTTAGCTGCTTGTTGTCAAGATTTTCCATTGTGTTTTCCTATATCATATTGACATATTCATCATTAATAACTGTTTGTATGTGGACGTACCCTTCAGGCCAGTATGTATAAGACTCTTTAAGAGCTTTTGCTGCCCTGTGTACTGATGCTTCAAAGTTCTCAAACAATCCTAGTTCGTCCTTGCAGTACCAAAAGGGTATACGTAGGACTGGCTCTGCTGCCCCGTGTTGCTCATAGTACACAATGATCTCGGCGTCGTTATGAATAGAGCCGTCGTTACCAAACATCTTTGTGTGGTCGTTCTCTGGTTGTTTCATGATTCACTCTCCGGTAGCTCATCGCTTGCTAAAAATAGGATCTTATCTAACATGTGTTTTGTCATGACCACGTTACCCTTATCGTCTAGGGTGTATTCAAAATCCTTACGAATCACGAAGGGTATGCCACCCCAAGGATCTCTCTTAATGATCTCATTGGTCACAGTCCTTGCCTGCGTGTAGCCTTGGCAGTAAATAGAATAGTCTCCGCCTGTGACCTCATAGATTGATACTTCATTTATCAACATTGCCTGTACTCCTTACACAAAAAGGTACGTGGACTACCTCTGCTACACATATTCGTTGACGGCTTGGGGGCAGCGTTCGTGTGCATTTTTCAAATATTCTAGGGACTGTTCTATATTCCAAACAGTCTCCCTCTAGTTCTGACGTAGCACAGCTAGTCCCTAATACCGCAACTAAACTAATTACTATACTGCTAATGGTTTTCATGGCCTTCTCCTTTAAATCATGATGTAGTTAATGAAAGCCAACGCAAACGCTGGCGAAGCTAAGATTGCAAGTATCAAATAAACTTGTAACATTTTCATTTTATCACTCCTCTGGGTAAGATTCTTCGAAGGCATAGTTATCTACCATGTAGTCAACTATCTCATCCTTCTGCTTCTCTGTCAAAACATCTATGATCTCTACGCTATGATAGAGTTTCACAGAATTAAGGTACACCTGCTTTTCAGTTTCGTCGTAGTTATAACCGACAGTAATATCTACAAACATCTCATGATCTTCAATATTGTATTCATACTGTAGTGTCATTGTGTCCATCTCCTGAAAGTTGTGTGAGTATATCTCTATCCTCAGTTGCTTCGTTCTGATAATCGCCCGAAGCAAGCTTATGATACGCCATTGCGTCTGCCGCTTCAAGGATTAAATCTTCGTCTTCATCTACTGCTGCTAACACATCAACAACAATGTCTACGTTCATGGTCACAAGGACTCGATGAACGCAGGCGTCTACCTCTTTCTTTGCCTCTTTACAGCAGTCCTCAAGATTGTCAAGGGCTATTAAAACTGAGTCAAAGTTTAAGTCATCAAAGTCTTCGAGCAATCTTTTGTAGGTGTTCACAGTGTCTGCTAAGTTTCTGATGGCTTTAGCTTTGTCTTCTTTTACATAATCATTCATTGCCTTAGTCTCCTTACTAGTCTAGAAAAATATATCTGAGATAGATCCATTACGCTTGTCTGTTTCAAAGTCTTCTTTAACTTCTAAGAAGGCTTTTAGCTTGCCAGATTTTTCAAGCTTTTTCAAAGCGCTTCTTTCAATATTCCTAACTTCTCGCTTAGTGATCCCTAGCTCTTCTGCAATTTGACCGTGTGTCATGTGATGCTTTATGTAATCCATTAGATATACCTGTGCGTTGGTTTAAGTTCTTCTAGTAGAATATCGATGCCCATATTTTTTATAAGCTTGATAGCCCTTGGCGTGAATGTCTTTGTGCCTGCTAACTCTGCAAGCATCTGTGCGTGTTCGCATACGGGATATATTTTGTCTTCACCATACACGTTTTTCTGTTTTACTACGATTCCTTTAATCATCTTCGTGTCGCTCCTCGTGGCTTGTCTTCTTTCACTTGCGTCATGCAAACAAATAATAAGTAAGGGACTATCAATAACAGACAATCCCACCAAGGTTGCCATGCCTCAAACATGTTTAGATCTCCTCGTCTTCAAATCTAGCCTTGCGATTGTGTTCAAACCTTTCGTTAAAGTCTTCGTCGTCTATCGTCAGCCATGCTACGACGATCACACCTGCGAATACAGCAAATAATATATAACCTAACTCCATAACTAAACGTCTCCTTTTTCTGCAAAAGCTATGTCACGCCTTTCTGCTTGTAGCTCATCGTAACAATGGTGGCATACGCTGTCGTCGTATGCTTCGTCATACATGACGGAATCCTCCCGCCAGTATCTACCGTCACACAATGGACAGTCAAACGGATAGGGCATCATTATTCGTCTCCCTCCGCGTGTCTTACATCACAGTCACATATTACTGCTCTGACTCCGTCTATGTCGTAGATTCCCCAAGCTGGCTCCACTTCATGATCGTCTAAGCGCTCTGCCCTCTTAAGTTGCTCGGCGTCGTAGTACGCTGTCGTTTCTTGGCATGGGTAGTAAAGTTCTTCTTCACAAATTTCTTGTATCTCCTCATCCAAAAAGAATGACTCAGGATCATAACAATTATCGGCTAAAAGTTTTCTCGCCTCCTCCTCTGTCTTCGCAATTACCGTGTAAGTATGCTCTACCTTTTCAATGGTCGTAATTGTGTACCTATTCATTCTGCCTCACCTCCCGATAACCTGTCGTCTAGTGCATTCTCGACCGCGTCTGTGCCGTATCTCTTCACCATGTAATGCAGAAACGAATGACTCTCTACGTCTGTGTTTCCTACCTTTACGAAATGGACTCCCCACGCATTAGCAGGTGATTCCAATGCCTCGATATACATCTCAACATCTCTTTGTAAATTCATGCAGCCTCCTGCTCGTCGTGCTTATCGTTTAATGTCAGCATGATGTGCTGATAAATAATCTCGAAAGCTATCTGCGTCATCACCTGATCCATGCCCTCGAACTCTATGCCGTAGTTGAACGCGGCATCTTCTGCGCTATCGAATAGCGAGGAGTCGTGATGACGTATCATCGTCACTAGTTCCCACGCCCTGCCGTAATAAATGACGTACTGGCTACCGTCCGCGCACTCATGGGCAATGTCGGACCAATCGTCCTCATCGTTTAAGCCTGCCTTGTAATTGATCCAAATGTCATCACAGATGGAGTCGATATAGTTATCAAAGTCTTGTAGATTGTTCATGATGTTTAGTCCTATGCTATTACGTTGGTATAAAAATCTGATTTTCTATTGACGTACCACAAGGCCGTCTCCGCATTTGGGAATCGATACATGTCCAACACTGGCGATACATGAAACCCGCTATCATGGTATTCGTAAAGCTTACCCTTATCTAACACTAGCTTAACTCTTGCTGTGCGTCCGTTGTAACCGTCTGGTCTGTCTGCGTAGCATACAATCATCTTTAAGCCCTCCCGAACGTGGCGCTTCCGTCGTCGTTGAATGTCACAAAGTGTAAAACGTCATCCGCTAAAAATAACGCTGTGTCGTTTGTCGTGTCTGTTTCGACGATGTAGAACGGAACGCCCTCGAAAAAGCCTCCCACAAAATCAATCGTCTTATCTATTAGCTGTTCGTATTTCATTATTTAGCCCTCATTGATTCGATAATAACCTACAACTAAATTACGCTTGGATGATCCCTGCGTCCAGTCGTACAACACACCGTCGCGCAGTGTTGCAACATGTCCGCGCATGGATAATAAAAACACGCCCTTTGGATGTTGCTTTATAAATTGATTTATTGTCAGTGACTTGTGTCCGTATAGCCTTGCATGACTTGCAAGAAGCTTAGGATATCCACCAACCTTGACGCGCTTGCCTGTGATTTTCGATAGCTCTTCAACGGCAAATTCGATTGTGTCCCAAGTAGCGC